TCTCTAGCCTACCACTTAACGGATTAGCATCGTCTGCCGTCTTAATGGTTAGTAAACCTTGATATGAATCTTTTAACTGTTTTCCCGTAAGTGTTGCCATAATTTAGTGCTTGTCAAAATACATTGTTGATTGATTCCAAAGTTGATTAGAGCGTGATAAGACACCCCATCTGATATGTGAGATTGCTATGAATATCATTGTATCATGTCAATTAAGATTACTTTGAATGATCTCTCACTTGCTTCGTTCTGTGATCCACTGAGTCTGATCTTCAAAACATCCTTGAACACATCAGCAGGAAGTGAATGTTTTCCAGTTGATACTGTTATGCTGTACTTATTGCCGAATGTATCGTATATGTCATAAAATGTTCCATCCACATCAATCTGAACATCAAATGATGTGTTGGTCATTGCTTCTGTGAATACAATTGATCCCATTTCAAAGTCTTTGTACTGTTGATCAATTTCAATTGCAGAGCTTGTTGAAGCTCCTGATGCAATGGTTGCTGTTCTTACTTGTGTTGATTGTGCCATGTCTGAAGATACCTATTTTTTTTTATTTTTCTTAAGAGACCTTGAGAGTTCCGTCACTTGTTTTGTACAAAACTCCAGTCTGATTGGGTTTGACAGTTGGAAGATTTGTGAGCTTGATGATTCCACTCAGCTCATTTGCAGACCTTGTGAGTTTTGCAAACTGAGTACCACTATTATTGACAAAGACTCCATCAAGACTCACCCTCGTTTGACTGTTGTAACTCTTCATGATAATGTCTTGATCAAGAGTGAATTGAGCATTGTTACCAGTTGAGTCACTAAATACTTGAATTTCTACCTTGATATAGTCATAAAGATAAGAGTGCACACTGAACACAGCTTTGGCATTGTTGTCAGGTGAGCTTGTAGTATCAACTACATTTGACAAAAAAGTACTTATCAAATTAGTTTGACTTGATGATGTTGTACCACCGTACACATAAACTTGATAATATGCTTCAGTTCCACCAGTACCCAGTGAAGTGCAGTTTGCTGATACGTCTATGAGTATAGAATCACCTTTGGTGATTTGTGGAATTGAATCTCTTGTGTAATCATTTACACTGGGATCAGTAGGATCACCAGAGTCTTGATCAATTACTTCTCCATCATCGTTTGTGTCATGTACTGTTTCAGTTAGTGAAAAACCACCATCATTCACATCTACTTGTGTACGCACCCTGCTCTCATCTTCTAGCTGAATGCGTTGATTTGCTGATTCAATTTTAATCCCACTGCCACTGGCAGTTGTGTCTAGTGTAAAAGTATTAGTTTTAACATTTAGATTGCCACCAGTATTGAATGATATGAAATTAGTTGCATCGCCAACCTTAAAGAAATAACCTGAGATAAGACTGTTGAACTTCCAAAAATTATTGGTATTCAAACTCAATCCACGTTCCGTACTGCTCAATCTTCCTAGTATAACTTCATCACCGCTCCCAACCTTTATTTGACTAGCAGAACTATCAATATGAATGTTTGTGGTGTCTAGTGAAAATGTGTTTGTAGTAATGTTTAGAGCAGTACCATTGAAGGATAGGAAGTTTGTACTGTCACCCACCTTGAAGGTGTTGCTTGTCAATTCAGCAAGCGTGTTGATTGGATCAGTGCTTCCATCCTTTAAAAACAAACCTTGATCAGTCACAAGTATGTGTTCATTTAGGTTTCTACCTGCAAAAAAACCAAACTTTTCCGCACTTAATCCTGAATATCCATTCAGATCTCCGAATGCAACCCTTGTCTTGTCAGGACTCAAAAAACCATCATGACTTGTGATGTCGGTCTGCAACCTCATGATCAGCTTGTCGGTCTTTCTGTCCACATTTCTGTACATGATTGACTGTCGGTCTGTATCAGATGTGTTGCCAATAGCAACAACTAAGTCACCTTTTTGCAAACTTGATGCTGTTCCATCAACATCAATGGTTGTGATCACATTTCCTGAAATGTTTGTGATCTGCCCTTTGTAGCTCCTAACAATTTGAATCGGATCCGTTCCATCATTCTCAAAATTCTTGTTGATGTCCACAACTTGAACCCTGATCAGATCATTGCTTTTGAATGAAGTTGAATTTGTTCCATCCTTCATCTGTAAGGTGATCTGATTTGTGGCTGAACTTTCAACAATACCAGTTGCAATGGTCAAGACTTCAGTTCCACCAATGACTGAGATTTGTTTTGCAATAAATTCAAAAACTGTCAATGCTCCTCTGACTAAAACATTTCCAAACTCTGCATCACCATCTGCTTTGATCTGATAACCTGCTCCACCAAAGGTTGCGACAAAACCATCATCTTGAAGGTCTGATTGTGTTGTGAGCGTACCTTGAAGATTCATTGTGCTGTTGAAGTCAGCAGATCCAGTCAATGTCAATGATCCACCAACACTGGTATTGTTTGTGACATCTAATGCGTCAAAGGTAACACTGTCAGAAGTCTGAACATTTTGATTCATTGCATACAATTCATTATCACCCTGACCAGTGTTCAATGTAGGAGCATCTAGTGTTCCTGATATTGTGGTATTACCTGATACAGTTAAAGTGTTTAATGTAGTTGCTCCACTTACATCTAATGTGCTTAATGTGGTTGCTCCAGTTACGTCTAGCGTAGTGCCTATCGTTGCACTTGTTCCTACCTGCAAATATGTGTCTGCTTTAAGATACGTTCCTGCGTGAATGTGTTGGTCTGCATTGATACCGTTGTCAACGTCTAAGCTCGTACCAATAAATACTGGATTGTTGAACTTTTCTGAAGGTGTTGCATTCCATTCTAATGTACTTACGTTCCAGTTGATGCTTGTTGTGTCAATTTCATCAGTGATTATAGTTCCAGTACTTGTCAACCCATTAAAGGTGGGAGTGTCACTCGATCCTAGCCCTAGATTTGTTCTTGCTGTTGATGTGTTTGCTACATCTGAGAGATTGTTCGATACTTGCAAGAAGTTTGCATTGGTTGCACTTGTTGAGTTTGAAGTTGATCCACCACCAGTTGATGATGTTGATCCACCACCAGTTGCATTGGTATATGAGATGAGTGTATCTGTTCCTGATGTGACAAAGTTCAACTCAATGAGATTTATATTCCATTCATAGCTCTTTGTGCTCCATGATCCACCAAGAAAGGCAAGATTCTTCCCATCATACACAATGATCTTGTTTGGTTCATACTCCCCATAAAAAGATCCTCTTATGTTCCTTCTCTGACCTCTCCTTGCATCCATGATCTCTCTCATCAGAAGCTCATGATGAGTCATTGTGCTTGAGTCAGATGTCAATTTCCAAGTTGATGTGAACCCATCAGAAAAAGCTGTTCCAAGTTTTAGAGCAGACAATGAACCTGCACTTGGACCATCTCCAAAGTGAAATTTGCCATACTCATAGACCTCATTGAAGGAAAGAGTCTGTCTGAGTTCAAAATCAATTGAATCACTGTTTTCAGTATCTGCAACATATCCAATATCAAACTGAACATTGCTAAGATCAACATACTGCACATCATTCACGCCAACTAAGCTCTCAGGGAAGTCAAAAAGCACACTTAACACACCATCAGCATCATCAGGTATGAGCTCTGATATGATGCTTATCCCTCTATTCTCATAAATGTCATTGCCATCACTGTCTGCTGTAACTGGTCCAGTGACATCAAATGAAATGGATGAGTCACTTGCACTCCATGCCATTGTGCTTGTGAGATATTTTGTGCCTGCTTGAATCTTGACGTTCATTCCTGCAAAAGTATCAACAACTGTTGAAGTCTCACTTGTTGCAATCGCTAAATTGAAAGAAAGCCTGAGTGTTGTGGTTCCATTACCTGCAAAATACTGAGAGAATGTTTGATCAGAAGTGAACCTCAATGATCTTGGAATCTTTATTGATTGAACATCACTATCATGCTGATATGTTGATGTCACTTTTTCAAGACCTGCGTAATAATTATTGACAACGCTGTTTCCTAAAATCTTCAAATTTTGATTTGAAGCGATTGTCTCTCTCAGGTCAGTACTTACCCTTGCTGAACCCTGCTTGACTCCTGAGCTGTTGTATGTGGTGACTGGAACTGTACTTGGTGAATTAAGTGCTGAGAGTTGAACAATTTGCCAGTCTCCATCTGCTTGTCTTAATACAGCACCATACGTTTTGAGCATATACTCAAGAACAGTTTGATTTGTCAGTGGTCTGTCAACATTCCCTGATGTCTCTGCAAACTGTCTGAACCTTTGTTCATTGTGATAGATTTGATTGTACACATCATCGCTTGTATCTGATTGATCTGAAGCAATCCACTTGGATGATGTTTTGATGTCCAATCCAAGACCAGTGGTGTTCAGTATCTGAGCAATGGTTGTGATTGCCTTGTTTGTGGTCGTGCTAAAACTAAAATCTCCACTGAGCTCAATGTCTTTTGCAGTGAAGGTGGTCTCCATATTCCCAAAATTCTGCTCTCCAATAGAGATCAGGTCAGGCAACAACCATCCAGTCCAAATGATGGTTGAGTTTCTTTTGAGTTGAACCTTAAAATCTTTGAATTTGCTTTCTGCTACCTCTTCAACAGCATCTCTTTCTGATTGATTCCTGACTGCAATGGTTCCCTTGCATTGAGACTTTTGAATGTGTGTGAACTTTCTGAAGTTCAGTTGATCATAGCTTCTCTCAATATTTTTTCCAATGAACTCAGTTGCACTACCAGTGTGACCTTGATACAACAACTCAAACGTGTATGTTGTTGTAGTGGTTCCAACAATTTGCTTGTCAGTGAAAAAATATTTTAGTCCATAGCTCATCTGTCAAGTGAGTAGTTTGCTTCAGCTAAACTCAGAACAAGGTCAGATCCTTTGATTCTAAATTCACCACTGAGATTCAAGTTTGATCCCATATCTGAAGGAAGTGATCTTGACTTTGGGATGACTCTCTCACCTGAAGAAAGAAGTGCAGGAAAGGTGTCATTGTTGAAGCCAGCAGGAACAATTCCACCATCCTTCATACCCTCTCCAAACTTACCAGTGACATTCTTGATTGTTTTACCTAGAGCAACAAGAACCAGTCCACTTGCTATTGCTTGAGCAGGATTTGCAAAAAGACTTTTTTTCAAGCTTAGTGCTGAAGTACCAATTCCAATGGCAAGCTTTCCAAACTGAATTGCAAAGTCTCCAAGCACAGACATGATTCTGTTTCCAAAGTCTCCTGCTCCTGCATCACCAGTAAACAAGTCAGCAAATGAATCTGCAACTGTGCTCAAAGTTGAAGAAAGTTGATCCTTCATGAAGTGATCCAGTTGCTTCATCTCTTCAAGAGTGTTCTTGATAGGTTCGCCCAAATCCAAATCTGATTTCAAATCAGGCAAATCTTCCTCAATTATAATATCATCAGGTCTTTCAATAGGAACCACTGGTTTTGGTGGTGCTTTAGGGAGTCCATCTGATGCAACTCCAATCTCTGTGAGTGAGCTGACAAGATCTTTTGCTTTGCCAGTCATTACATCAATAAACTCACTCAGGGTCTGAAAGTTTGTGTCTTTTGGATCAGGTATGTTTTCGATGGATGAGTTTACACCATCAATAAATCCTTGCATGTTCTTTGAAGCATCTTCAAACCCAACTCTCTCAAGTAGTCCTGCAATCTTGGATGAAATTGATGCAACTGCTTGAAGAATGAATTTTTTGATGCCATTCCAAAGATTTTCAAAGAATATTGCAAAGCTTTCAAAATTCTCTTTCACATAAAGAACTGCACCAACAAGTCCTGCAATGACTGCTGTGATTGCAATGATTTTGACTCTGAAGATGAGTGTTGCTTTTGATAGTCCTGCGATTGCCACTTTCAATTTGCCAACTGCAATGAAAGCCTTGCCTAGTAGCAACAATGTTGGACCAAGAGCAGTCACAATCATCCCTAGTCCAGTTGCAAATCTTTTTGTCTCAGGTGAGAGATCCTTGATTCTTTTCAATATCCCATTCAGACTCGTGATCACTTTTTGGAACATCGGCAAAAGTATCTCACCAAATTGAGTTCCAATCTCAACAAGACTTTGTTGGAAGATCCTTGTCTGATTGGCAGATCCTTCACTTGTTCTTGCAAAGTCACCTTGAGCATTCCTTGTTTTCTCCATGACAAAAGCAAATCTCAGATTGACTTTCTCTGCCTCTGTCATCTCTTTGATGTTCTTATGGATGCCCTGAGAGAGTGCAAACTGCTCAAGATTGGTTTGTGTCATCACAACTCCAAGTCTCTTCAAGCTTTCAGTCTCTCCAGTGAAGATTCCTGCCAGTGCTGTTTGTGCAACTTCAACTTGAATGTTCTTGAATGATGATAAGTCTCCTGCAAGTCCAACAAGCTGAGTTGCCATGCTTGCTGAGCTCTCAGTTGTCAATCCCATTGATGTTGCCATGTCTCCGAAGAGAGAAGCACTCTCAAGAGCTTGATTTGAAGATATGCCAAAAGACTCAAGGGATGTATCTGCAAAATCTTTGACAGATTGAGAAGAGCTTTTGAAAGCCACATCAACTTTGTTGAGACTCTCTTCCATATCCATTGCCAACTTGATGGCTGAGCCACCTGCCAATGTCAATGGAGTTGTGAGTCCTAGTGTAGCTTTTGCACCAATTGCTGAGAGTCTTGTTCCGAACCTCTCAAGAGATTTGCCTGCTCTTGAAACTCCTTTTTGGAACTCTTTAATGTTGAAGAAAGCATCAACTTGAAGTCTTGGATTTGCCATTGTTGTAATTTTTTACTGCTCTTTTAAAATCATCCAGTGTGCTTATTTTCACATCTGTGACTTCAGGCAATTTAAGCAAATCTTTTGGTTTTATCTTTTTCTTTGTATGTGGTGACAAGATCCATGTTCCAATTGTTCTTGCCACATCCCAAACTTGATAGTCTCTGCTCTGCTTTGCTCTTACTAAATAGTCAAATTCCTTCCAAGTAAGATCCCAAAATTGATCAGGAAGAAGTCCGAGGTCCACATAAGCAACCTCAAAGACATCTTCCCATTCTACTTTTTTTTAGAACCCTTACTCTCTTGACCTTCAGGGAAGGACTGATTCATTGCTTCAATCACAGTCTCAAAATCAGCTTGATCCATCTCATCAATCCACTCTCCAACATCCCATTCATCAAAGTCAACTTCTTGCTTTTTCTTTTTTGCTCCACATACTAAAGCAGACCAAAACAAGTCTCTGATCTGAGCAACTGACATCTCTGCCTCTGAGAGTGAGATTTTGTGCTTCTCTGTGTAAAGTGCAAGTTGGTTGATGCCAAACTTGAAGAGTCTTTTCTTGCCACCAATGGCAATTTCAACTTCTGCTCTAAATAAATTCATTAAGACTCACTGAAACTGACTGCACCAGTTACTGCAATAGATCCTGAAAATGTTGTGACATCTTCCATTGGTGCATCCATTGACAAGGATGTGATCAATCCACTTCCAGTGAATTTTGGTGAAGCATCAAACTGTCCAGTTGCAAGTTGCCAGTTGATAGCAGTTCTGTTGTTGAACACAGTGAAAAGATCATCAAGACCTTTCATTGCTGTTCCACCTGCATCAGATAATCCTTGAGCACCAAAATCAACAAGTGCCTCAAAGTCAACTGTTGCACTTCTCTGACCTGCAATGAGTTCTTGCACTCCTGCTGAATCTTTAGATGATACATCAATTGTGTCCATGTCGATTGAGATTGATGCACTTGTGCTGTGAGCAATAGCACCACCATCAACAACAATCAAAAAACTGGTTCCATTAATTTTTGCCATTTTAAATCTCTTGTATTAAATGTCTGAATTTGAGTTTGTGTACATATAAGATATGGGTTTCACTTAGTTCTTCCAAAATGGTTGAACTGTCAAGCTCACTCACAAAACAATTGAATCCAGTCATGCTGAAATAAGACTGTGCCCTTGTCACAATCAATTGAGTCACTGAGTCACCAATGTCATACGCTTGACTCTTGCCACCAAAAGATCCTTCAAACCCAGTCACCACATCAACTGTGATCTTTGCTTCTACTGTGAAGGATGATTTTGACCCTACATGAGCGATCTCTTGTGAGCCTAGATGAATGTATGGATAGTCTTGAGATGGTGGAATCACATCAAAAACTGGCACATTGGAGCCATCATAAGTGATGTTTCCATTCAGTGTTGTGAAGTATGCTGTTTGCAGAAGTTTGTTTGGGAGTTTCATATATCAATCTTTTTCAAAATATCAGGAAGTTTTCTTTTTTCTTCTTCAAAACTTGGGATCAAATATGGTTTTGGAGCCATGCCACCAGTTGTTCTGTTGCTTACTTTGAAGAGTATTGCAAAATCTTCATATCCTCTTGGAACTTTCACTTTGGTGATGGTTCCGAACTCAACATAAGGAGCATAAAACACTGAAGCATGAACATTGCCACTGAACACATCTTTCTTTTTTGCTGTCTCCACCTGCAATGAAGTCATGAGTCTGTTTGATCCACTGCTTCCACTCAGGTTCCTTCTCAGGTTGTTGACAGCTCCTCTGTGAACTCTGTACAAAAAAAGATTTGCTTCATCCTGAATCTTCTTTTCAAATCCTGCTGACTTCTTCTTGATGTCATTCAAGGCTTTCTTCATGTTTGCAGGTTTGATCTTGTATCTGAGTCTGTTCTTGCTCATTTCTTCACTGCTACAATGTGATAGTACTTGACTGGTCCATCCATTAAGATAGATGACTTGATGTTGTATGATCCCTGATAGATGCCTGATGCAATGTTGACCTTGTAATCATTGCTAAGTAAAGGACTGAAATTTGAGCTGTGACGAACTACAATGTTGTAAGTGACATTACCTATCACCTGACCTGACTCAAGTCTCTCTGTGCCTGACTTTGGTTCTATCCTACAAGGTACAGTTGAAACTGTGGTGTAGGAATTAGTGAAACCACCTGCTCCATCAGATGTTGTGCTGAGTTTCTGAAACTGTGCTCTGTGTCTGAAGTCTCCAATGTTGTAGAATTTTTTCTTCAAATGCTTCTCCTTCTGTAATTGTTCAAGATGCTCTTGGCATCGTTTGGCATTTTGTTCACTGCTCCACCTGCAACATTTGATCTGTCCTCAAACTGTGAGTTGATGATCTTGAGAAGAGCAATGATGATTCCATCAGGAACATCAGTTGCACCAAATCCAGTGGTGATGTCAACTTCAAGACCTTGATACCTGACTGGAAATTTGAGATGAAGAACTTTCTGATCTTGACCAGTCAAAAAGAATTCATCAGATGATAGTGCTGTCTCCTCTCCAAGAACCTTTGTTCTCACTGCATCCACTGAGACGTGTGGTGGGAATGGAAGAAGGATTGAGCTTGCATGCTGATCATATTCAAGAGTCATTGTTCTTCTCTTGATCATTGATCCAGTGTACCTCTCTGCAATATCAATGCTCATGTTGATCAATCTTCCAATCAAAGTGTCATCATCACTGTGATCAATACCCATGAAGCTCTTTGCTTCTGAGAGAGCAACAATGGTGTCACTTGATGTGGTGTTGATTGTCTTGCTATATCCTAGAGATTGACCTTGATTGTTAGTTGCTAGAGAAGTGTATGTTTCCATTTGTTTGCAATTCTTTCAGTTGAGTTGTGTACATACAAGGTACTGTTTTTTGATCAATCTTGATAATTGACAAAAAAAAAGACAACCTGATCTCCTCAGATTGTCTTATTAATCTACCAAATACAATTATGCTACTTTCTACTATTCTTCAATATCATTCTTTTCAGGATCTTCTGCAAGTAGCTGTTGATCTTCTTCTTCAAGCTCTGACCTGAGTTCAATGTATCTGAGCTCAAGTCTGTCCTGCTCCATTCTGAATCTCTCTTCTTGTTCAAAGCTAGATCCATATCCGAGTCCATGATTCCATCTTTCAATCTGTTTCATTGTTGAACCTCTCATTGATGATTGATTGCAGATTGCTTTTGAGTACCCATGAGCGATCTCTGTTGATCACTTCTTTTCTCTCAGTCCACTTGAAGTTGTCATTGCCATAGAGCTTTTTGATGTCAT